GTGGGCGATGCGGTGGCCGACAGGTTGATCAGGCATTTTGGTGGTGGGATTTTGTATGTGCCGCGCTGCGACATGGCGCTGACGGAAGCGACGTACCGCAGCATTCGGCGCGATTTTGATAGGGCAACGCGTCCGGGTGGTCAATCGTCGGTGCAGGTAGTTGGTGAGTTGGCGCTGCGCTATGGATATTCGGATCGCAGGATTTGGGATATTCTGAAGCGGCCCGATAGAATTGAAGCGCGGCCCCGGGTGAATACGAGACAAATCCGGCTTTTCGGGTAAGCATAAAAATTACAAACTTGCACCCTCGCAATTCTTCTCAAAGGTACTGAAGGGTTTCAGCAAGACAGGGGATATCGCGCGCGCGATGATGGCAACCAGAATATTGATGGGGTTGCCACATGAATACGCACAAGGCATCGGATGCCTGTATTTCTCTGATTCAACATTTTGAAGGGTTGCGCCTGGATGCCTATTGGGATGCGGCCGGTTGTGTTTGGACGATTGGGTACGGGCATACCGGAGCCGATGTTCAAAAGGGGCAGACGGTTACGCGGCAAGAGGCTTGTGCGCTCTTGGCGCAAGACATTCATGAGTCGCAAACCGTGGTACGTCAGGTGTGTGCTGACGTTGATTTAACGCAAGGTCAGTTTGATGCGCTGGTGTCGTTCGTGTTTAACGTGGGCGCAGGCAAACGGGGCGTGAAGTCCGGTTTTGTGTGCCTTGTCAATGGAAAGCCTTCGACGTTGCTGACCAGACTGCGCGCGGGTGATGTCACGGGCGCGGCCGATGAATTTCTCAAATGGGTGCATGCGGGTGGCAAGCGTTTGACTGGTCTTGTGCGTCGTCGTCGGGCCGAGCGCGAATTGTTTTTAACGGGCAGGTGGACGTCGTGAAGCTGACCAGACATTGGCCGCGGCTGCATCGTTCGTACACGGTGATCGTGTCTGTGCTGCTGGCGGTGGTGGCGGCGGCGCACGAACACTTACCACTGTTTGCCGGGGTGCTGTCGCCGCGCGTGTTTGCCTGGGTGTCGATGGGGTCAGGTATTGCGATTGCGATCCTGCGGTATGTCGATCAGCCGTGTCTGCGTGGTCAGAATCACGGTGATGGGGAACAACATGAGTAGCTGGCTGTTGCGCTTCGGTTTGTCGTCCCCGCTTGTGCGCGTGCTCGCCGGTGGATTGGCGGTGCTGGTACTGCTGGTCACGGCATACGTACACGGTTACCGCAGCGCTGCTGCCCGAGGGCAAGCGGCATTGGCATCGTACCAGGCACAGATGGCGAACGCGCAGGCTGAGGCCGCACGTCGCTACGCCGAACAACTGCAAAGCGAGGCTGCGCGCGCCGATGCGGCCGCAGTCAAATTACTGGCGCAGCAAGCTGACATTGCCAGGCTGACCAAACAACTTCAAAAGCGGGTGTCCCATGTTTCGACTGTGTACGTTGAGCGGCCAGGCGATGCGCCGCGGCCTTTGCCTTCTCTGCCCTTTACTACTGGCTGGGTGCGTGACTACAACGCCGCCCTTGGTCTGCGAATGCCAAGCGCCGTTAGTGCTTCCGGCGAACCTGCGCGAGCGTCCCCCGGCCTTCGTGCCGCTGCAAGTGACAGAGCCCCAGAGCTTTCCCGAAGCGCGGTGACGCAAGCCGACGTGCTGACGGTTCACCACGCGAACAGCCAGATATGCCGCGATGCGGTGGCGCAGCTGAATGCGATTTTGGATCTGTACGAGGAGCGGCGGCCATGATGGTAGAGATAGGCGCGGCGCAAGTTTTGGGATTTCTGCTGACCGTGCTTTCGACGGTGGGCGGGATATGGATTCGGCGTTTGAATGACAAACTCGACCAGGCCAGCGCGCGCACCAATGCCTTGAAAAGCGAGCTTTTGCGCATGCAAACGCAGCTTGCCAAGGAAGCCAATGCGTACAGCCGTCGCAGCGAAATCGCTGAATGTATCGCCCGCATTGAGGCCAAGATTGACAGGCTGGCCGACAAGCTCGCCGCTAAACAAGACCGCGTAAGTTAAAGAAACGGCGCGAACTTTAACTAACGCGTACCTTAAGGAAAGGAACCTTAACTATGACAGACAAAGCCGAAGCCCAAAGCGAAGAATCGCTGCGCCTGCTGCGTCGCATTGATCGCAGGCTCGATCACATTGATCAGAAGGTCGATCAAATACCACAAATAGCCGCGCGTGCGGGGGCCGAGGCAGGTGCACGCGCGGGCGCGATTGCGGGTACTGGTGCGGGAATACGCGCCGGTGTTGCCGCGGGCGGTGTCGCGGGCGGGCTGGTCTCCGCGGGGATTGCCTTTGCGCGGGCAAAGTTGGGGATATAGCGCATGGCGCATCCCAAAAAATCCCGAGATGCATTGCGGCGTGCCTATGTGTTTGACCGGCTTTCGCTGGAAGTGGCGGCGTCGAGCGTCGGGGTTTCGTACGCCACGGCGGCGCGTTGGAAGAGCCACGCGTTAAATGCGGGCGATGATTGGGACAAGGCGCAGGCCGCGCAACTGATGGCCGGTGGCGGTATTGAGATGGTAGCGCGCCAAGTATTGGCGGGCCTGGTGACACAATATCAGGCGACGATGGATGCGGTGACGCAGAACGCCGAGATCAGGCCTGCGGCCAAGGTTCAAATGCTGGCAAGTCTTGCTGATGCGTACAACAAGACCGTCAGTGCATCGAAGAGAATATTGCCCGAGACGTCCGAGCTTGCGACCGCGATGGGGGTTGTACAGCACTTGGCGGGCTTCATTCGTGAACGGTTTCCGCAGCATCGGGCAGCGTTTGCCGAAGTTCTGGAACCCTTTGGTGAAGCGTTAACGGGCATCTACGGGAGTTGATGATGATCGCAAAGCGCTGGGGGGTTGCGTCCAAGGCGGTGAATCGGCGCGAGTTCATGGCCGACATCGCGGCGCTTGCCGTCGAAATGCGAGCGTTGATCGAAGCCGAAGTCGATGGCTTTGATGTGAATCCGAAGGCGGCCAGCGCGCGACGCGCACGTTGCATGGATGATTTTCAGTTTTTTGCGCGCACGTATTTTCCGCACTACGTCAACCGCCCCAACAGCGTGCTGCACGACTACCTGTACGAAAGACTGCCCGCCGTGGTCGCTGCGCCCGATTCCCAATCCGAGGTCATTGCCGCGCCGCGTGGGGAGGCGAAGTCCACGCTGGTCTCGCAAATTTTCGTGCTGTGGTGTGTGGTGACAGAGCGCAAGTTCTATCCGGTCATCATCATGGATGCGTTTGAGCAAGCGGCCGTGATGTTGGAGGCGATCAAGGCCGAACTCGAAAGCAATCCGAGATTACGCATGGATTTTGCGCAGTGCGCAGGGCAAGGCCGCACGTGGCAGGTGGGAAAAATCATCACGGCCAATGGTCGGATGATCGAAGTGTTTGGGGCGGGCAAGAGAATCCGGGGCCGACGCTTTGGTCCACACCGTCCTGATCTGGTCGTTGGCGACGATCTGGAAAATGATGAAAACGTCCGTTCTCCGGAGCAGAGAGATAAGCTGCAGGCGTGGCTGCTGCAAAGCGTGATGAAGTTGGCCGGACCTGGGGCGAAGCTGGACGTGATCGTGATCGGGACAGTGCTGCACTACGATTCGGTGCTCTCTCGCCTGCTTCGCAATTCGTTCTGGCACGCGCGACGGTTCCAGGCGATCATCGCTTGGCCGCACCGCATGGATTTGTGGGATCAGTGGGAAGAGATTTTCAGGAATGACGGGGCCGATGATGCGCGGATTTTTTATGCGTTTCATAAGGATGATATGGCCGATGGTGCGGACGTATCGTGGCCGACTGTGCGCCCGCTCTACTCTTTGATGTTGATTCGCGCGCGCGATGGGCATGCGGCGTTTGATAGCGAATTACAGAACGATCCGGTGGCAGGAGAGAATGCGCCGTTCTCTGGTGTCATTCAGTTTTGGGTTAATCGCATCAGCGAATGGGTTTTTTATGGCGCGTGCGACCCGAGCTTGGGTAAGGCGGGGAGTCGGCGCGATCCTTCGGCGTTGCTGGTCGGTGGCTATCAGCGCGTCACGGGCGTGCTCGATGTGGTTGATGCACGCATCGCAAAGCGGGTGCCGGATCGGATCATCAGTGACATTATCGATATGCAAAGGACGTGGCGCTGTCTGCTGTGGGTCATCGAGGCCGTGCAGTTTCAGGAATTCTTGCGTACCGAGCTTGTGAAGCGATCCGCCGCTCTGGGATGTCCAGTGCCTGCGCGCGCGGTACGGCCGCACGCCGATAAGGATCTACGCATTGAATCGATCCAGCCGCACGTCGCCAACGGTTTGATCCGGTTGCACGCTTCGCAACGTACCTTGATCAATCAGCTGACGCACTGGCCGATGGCGGATCACGATGACGGGCCCGATGCGCTTCACATGCTTTGGGTTGCGGCCACGACCGGGATTGGCGCGATTGACTATACGGCTGTGCCCAAGCGTGCGCCGCAACGGCAAGCCATGGGGCACGATTACGAGGACGCATATGCTGGCGTGCGCCATCAGGGCGCGTGGTAGCAAGGGAAGATCATGGTACAGATTCTGGATCAACACGGCAGGCCCCTATCGCGCGATGCGTTGATTGAACCGCAAACGTCGCGCATCCGGTGGGTCAAGAGGGAGTGGGCCGAGCACCCCTCGCGGGGATTGACGCCGCAGAGATTACACCGCATTCTGGAAGACGCCGAGCAGGGGAACCTTGTGGCGCAGGCCGATCTTTTTACCGACATGGAGGAAAAGGATGGTCACATTTATGCCGAGATGAGCAAGCGAAAGCGCGCGATCCTGACGCTGGATTGGGAGATTGTGGAGCCGCCGAACGCGGATGCGCGGGAGAAAGCCGAGACTTTGAGGCTGCGCGAATGGTTCGAAGCATTGCCGGATTTTGAGGATGTGCTGCTGGATTTGATGGATGCGTTAGGGCACGGTTTCAGTGCCCTTGAAATTGCATGGGAGCAAGCCGCAAACCTGTGGTTGCCTGCCTCTTTGCAGCACCGTCCACAGCGCTGGTTTCAGACGCTGATGCACGATGGCAATGCGCTGCGGCTGCGCGACGGGACGGCTGCGGGGCAGGAACT